CTGCGACGAAGCGCGGCTGCATCCGGCGCGCCGCGACGAATGTGGCTGAAGGTCTCTGGATCAACATAGCGCCCGCGTGCGCGAAGTGGATAGACCGCCCCGCCCTCCGCGAGGCCGCCATCCAGGCGTGAGGCATAGCCACTGGCTAGAGCCGGGTCTTCGGCCATCCACACGCCATCGTATTGGCTTTGCGGCTGGCGGAATCCGCCCTCGGTCACCGGTGGGCGCATGCCTCGATAGAGCACTGGCGGCGGCTCATAGACGCCGCCAAACGCACGCTCAAAGTCCGCGGCTCCGTAGGTCGGAGCGCGTGACGTGCGCCGGCCAAGCGCAGACGCGAGCATTTCGACAAGCTCGCGGCGCACCATCTCAATACGGATCCGCGCTAACGAGAGCCGTCAGCGATCCGACGAAATTGGCGTCCGCCTTGAGCGCCACTTGGCTGCCGATGCCGACATCAAACCGCGCGACGTAGGAATACGCCGTTCCCGCCTCGTCGGCGACTTCCTCAAGCGCCGTCTGGTCGATGTAGTCTGAGACGTAATCGCTTGATGCGCCAGGCGGACGGACGATAACCACGACCTTGCCCGCGCTCATCGTGCCTTTGAGCGAGATCGTTCCAAGGCCCGCGGGACACGGCTCAAAGCCAGTTTCACCGGATGCGGACGTAATGATTGTGGACTGCGGCATGCCCTAAAGATTAGAGCGATGGCGATGGGTGGCGGGGTTAGGAGGCGCGCTGGCCGATACGCCTCAAGTCGCGGCGCAAACGCTTGGCTACCCCGTGCTCGCGCATGCAAAGCAATCTGAGCCATCGCACGAACTGGGTCATCTAGTACCCCGTCGTTCTGTTGGCGGTGCGGCGGCGCTCTTCGTAGGCGTCGTCATCATCGTAAGGCTCAACCGTCGCGATCTTGGTTCCGGTCATTTCCAGATAGCGCGTGGCGTCCATCAAGTGGTCGTTCTCTTTGACCGGCTTGTTCGGCGGCTTTTCGTCTCGTCGATAAATTCGGTATTCCGCCAGCCAGTTGCTGAGCGTGTTGAAGACCTTCATGCGGCCAGACTCTAGCCGTCGCTGGATGGCGAGAATCCCCGCCTCAACCGCGTTGTCGGCCGGGAAGAGATTGAGCTGTTGCTTCTGGTATTCCTCGATGACGCGGCGGCCGTCGATCTGGCCTGCGCCGGCGCTTGCTGGATCAATCGCGCCGGGGATCCATAATCCGCGACTGCGGATCGCGTCAGCATGAACCTGCGGCGGCGCCGTTGCCCCGTAATACTCGCTGTAGAGGTAGAGCGTGTCGCTCTCGCGATCCAACGCGCCCCAGATTGCCGCGGTGCGCTTCCATCCCACGTCGAGGCCAAACGCGCGCGGCCAGTGCGGCGGGATGCGTGGCAACGGATCAATGACGAACCGCTCCTCTGGGATTTGGTAGATCGCACCAGCGCCCAGCATCGGAATGCCCTTGGCGCGCGCCTCGCGCTGGTGGGCCGGGACGCTCTCCCACAATTCCTTTCGGTCCTGTTCCGAGAGGTGGGGCACGTCGTTCCAACCGATCTGGATCATCCACTTGCTCATGCGGCGGCCTGATGCGCCGGCGCGAGATGCGGCATGAATTGGAGCGCCACGTCGGTCATGCCCTTGAGCGGCGTGAACGTGGCAATGAGCGAGCCTTGCGTCGTCATCAGACGGATAAGCGCCTCGGTATAAATCTCCTGCGGCGGCTCTTCGTCCAGCCACACGATGTCACGCTCCGTCCCCTGCCAGGCGACGCGGCCCTGATCGTAGGAACGGAACTGCAGCGTCGAAAGCCCGCCATTGGCGTTCTTGATGAGCGCTGTGTCAACGTGGTTCGGCACGCCGTTGAAGGGGCGAAGGTCTTCAATGCAGCGCTTCGGGATGAGCCCAGTCCCGCGTGCTTCCGGCGGGCCGAGCAACTTCCGCACGATGATGTCGCGCGTCGTGGTCGAGGTGTCGCCGCCGCAGAGAAGGTTGATCGGGCGATCCCATCGCCGCCCCGGCCACCATTTCGGATACTCCCCGATGAGGTGAACAGTGCTCTCATAGCCGCCGATGCTTTCGGTCTTACCGACGCGGTTGGCGGCAATGGCGGCGCGCTCCCTGTGCTGCTTGCCAGCCGCGAAGAACGCCATGTGCTTTTGGTAAAGCTCACGGCGCAGCGGTCCCTCGTCAGGATAGTAACTGCCCAGCCGGTTTTCCGCTTCCCGCTTCGCCTTCTCCCGCTCCAGCTTCTTGATGAAGGCGGCTAACTGCTCTGGCGGCAGCGAGGATAGCTGTAAGCTCGTCGTCATCCATTTCCTCCAACGGATCGACGCGGACGTTCAACTCCTTCGGTAGGATCGATGCGACGACCTTGAGATATTCGTGGGGGCGCTCTTGGCGAACCGTGGCGATGGCGGCCGAGCCGTGCTCAGCCCAGTCCGCCTGCAGATCAGTGAGAAAGGCTTCGCCAAGTTTATTGCGGGAGCCCTTCGGCTTGCCCTTCGGATTGCCGGACACGCCGGGCACGAATTGGCCTTTGTCGTTCCTGGAATCCCCTGCACTTTCAGGATTGGCGGACTCGGCTCGCTCTTCCAATTTTCCAGTCAGAAAGTCTGTGACGACATCGGCTGGCGCATCGCCGGGGAGCACCTTGAAGTTGCCCTGCGTCTCTACCTTCTTCAGCCATTCGTGCGCCTTCTCGGCTTCACCTGGGGCTGAGCTTGTCTTGGGCTTGCGCGTCCGTGGTTTCGTCGCGCGCTTAGGCTTTGCCTTCTTCTCTGTCATGGCTCTCGATCACGCTTCCGGCGATCAGTTGATTAGGGAGCCAGTATCAGAGGGTTGCGATGGTGTGCGGGGTTAGGCTTGGGCGCGATCTCTGAGAACTTCGCGAAGGGTCAGCGCCCCTATGGGCGCCCCTACTGCAAAGCCTCCTAGGAGATTTGCTCTGCTGGTGTTGTGCGGATCGAACGCGGCGTCCGGCGAGCGGAGGTTCTTCGGCTCGAATATTGCGCGCACGGCAGAGACGGGCGAGCGCGGGCCGTGATTGTTGTAGGTGTCACGAACATTGCGAACCTCAAAGCCATCGTAGCCCATGCCGTGGGCGATGTCCTCGAGGTCATTGGTCGAGACCCGACCTGGGTTGCCAGTGAAATCCGCCTTGTACCGCCGCACCATTTCATCGAACTCTGGGCGCCGCTCTGCCGGCAGCGACATGCGGATGCGGTCGAGACTGAGATTAGCGAAGCGCTCACCGCCGCCGTCAACAACCATCAGGTTGCCGCGTGTCAGAAGTGGAAATGTCTCCGGGTTCGCCCCTTGGTAATCAAACGCGCGGTCGTCTCGCGCATAGGTCCGCGCCACGTTTTCCCGATCACTTAGGTAAATCGGTCGCGGGCGCTCTACATTATTGTGAAGCGTTCCAGCCTCATCCAATAGCTCAAAGTACCGCGCGGACGTGCCGTTGGCCGCTCGCTCCGCTGCCATCTCGGTTTGGATTTGCGCGTAGCGATCTGGGTCGCTGAGGTAGCCTGCATTCGTCGTTCGTGACTCAAAGCCGCCGACCGCTCTCACTTGGCGCCCATCCGGTGAGCCGTGATAAAAGGTCCTGTCCGCGTCGAACCCCATCTCCTTAGCCCGAGCCATGCGCGACGCTTCATCCATGGGGAGACCGCGCATCTCGGCTTTGGCGAAGGTTCTGGCCTCACCGCGCGCTAGGCGTTGGGCGAGCGCTTCTCTGAGGATGGCTCTGAGGTTCACTGCGCCAGCCACGACTTTGGAATCTTCCGCACCACGCCAAGCGTGATGTGTCTCGCGGCCACGCGATCCTTGCCCGCTTTGACGATCTCCCATTCTTCAGGGGCGAACGCGTCAGGCTTTGGGCCGTCTGGCTTAAACTGGAAAGAGGTGTCCTCTCCCCCTCCGAGTTTGGCCCGTACCGTCATCACGCAATCACCCTTGGCTCACTAAACGGGTAAGCGCTTCCAGCCGGGAGGCCGTCTATGCGCTGAACCTGGGCGATCTGTTCAGGCTGCGCGCGAAGCCCGTCCGTATAGATGAAGGGCAAGCCCTGAGAGGCTAGCTCTCTGTTTGCGATCATCCGGCAAGGCTCAATCGCTGCGAGTTCTGGAATGATCGCTTCTGCGCTTATGAGCATCCACCAGCCGGGGAAAAGCGTGGGCGGTGTTTGCTCATCGCCTGCGCTGACCACAAGGGAGAGGCCCGGAAAGCAGATTGAGCGGTTCCATTCGCTGTCTGTGCGCCATGGGGCCAAGGCCGGATGCGCGAGCGCGTCGGCTTCGGTTGGGAACGAAATCAAATGATCGATCATGTGTTCGTCATCGCCTGAAGCTGCGCATCTGTCTTAGCTGATGCGTATATGGCGGCGCGGCGGAGATAGCCGAACAGGTGGGAGCTACTACCGACTAACCCGAAACCAATAGTGCTGGGTGTGCTCGGCATCGTCGCGCTACTGTCCAAGCCAGACAATACGCCGCCACGCGATGCACGAACATTGTTGCCCTCAATGCGGGCGGCGAGACGATAAACCGTATTCAGAGCAAGGGTTGTGTCAGCAATTGCTAGGTCGGCCTGAGATACGCCGCCTGCCCTACAGAACACGCCGCCATAATCAGACGACGTTATTTGAAGGTGTGTTCGCTCATTTGCACTTACGCGAACTTCAAGCGCGCCCGTATTCGTTCCTGAGTCAGAAGCTCTCTCAAACTCAGCAAACAGCGTAAGCGGATAATCCAGCCCCGTTACTCCCGTGACTGTA